CACTAGTGGTATTGCTAGCTTAACTCACACAATGGCACCCGACACATCTAACCAGTGAGCTCTAAACTAGTAATATCCTATTGGATTATAAGGTTCCAGCACCTTCCCCGTAAGTCTGGATTTATTACGTTTCTTTTAAATTTCTAAACATGGAAAAACAAAAACATATAAGGGATCGTGACGGTCCCACCTCATATGATTGGAGTGCAGTTGACATTTCAATCAAACCTATAAAGACTAGTGCTTTATAGTATTAAAAGAAAACTAAGAAATTAACAAAATACCTGCATAAGCATGCAGATGAACCTTAATCTAGGGTTTAATTTAACATAAAAGCTATTAAAGCTTTGAGAGAGAAATTTAAATTAAAAATAGATGACAATGCCAAAATGGTTCTAAACGATACCGAATATAAGTAGTTTGCTGAATAGTTATTGTAAATTAATGTTCCAATACCTAAACACTTGCGAAAATATTGCGGGTTTTGTAAAAAGCTAAATATACCCAGTAATCATGCTAAATGCGATAAATCTGAATAAAAATGCTTATATTGTTTAAAGAACCCCCTCTTCCATAAAGACAAAGTTTGGCATACGGCTGTTGATTGTCCATATGTAAACTAGAAATATAGGCACGAACACCCTTATTGTTATAACTGCAAAAAATTTTGTCACTTAACTCAAGATTGTGATAACATGCCTTATTCTGTAACATGTTACTTATGCCGTAAAGTAGGTCATTTTGCTTTTGAATGCCCAATGAAAGCTGAGAGAGCTAAATTGAAGCATTCAAATTCGGACAGCAATATAAAGAAGAAAACTGATCCAAAATAGAAGGGACAACCTGAAATTAACTAGTCAGTAAAATCTATATTGAAAAAGGACGGTGCTTTTAAAAACAAAGCATCATAGAAGGCTAAATCTTAATAACGACTAAAGTCACCTTCTGCTGTCAAAATTCTAGAAAAATAACCTATTAAATAGGAGATAAAAGTTTAACCCACTGAAGATAATAAGTAAGAAATTGCGAATTAGGTTAGAACAAAGTCTCCAGAACTTTTAAAAGTTAGTGTTATTAAATAGGAGATAAAAATTTAACCCACTGGAGATAATAAGTAAGAAATTGCTAATTAGGTTAGAACAAAGTCTCCAGAACTTTTCAAAGTTAGTGTAGCTGACCCCAAGAAATAAGATATCAATTTCTTAAAATCTGAAATTAAACAAGAACCCAAAGTTGTTTAAGTAAAATAAGATAAGAAATCCTACACTAAAGATGGTTTTGTATAAAGCAGGAAAACCTGCAACTTTACTGTTTTACATAAAGAGATGCCTATAGTTGAATTTGTTCACGCTAAGACTAGTGCTAAGCGCGACAAATTGAGTGGCTAGTTAAAGTCATGACTTCATAGAAACAGAGATAAAGCTGGACAATTCATGTTTGAATGTGTCTATTATTAATCAAACTACAAGATATAGAAACCATTTGAAATAGATTGTGATCATTCAGATGCTGGTTAATACATTGATAATTACAATGGTAAGAACTGGCTAAAATCTTTTAAATAAGAGTTCCCTAATCTACAGTTACCCTTGATGCTCTTAGGGGAACAATATGAGGGTGATACCCTTAATTGGTCCACATATGACAACTAACCAGTTTAGATAAAATTACCTGAAGGCTAAGGCATTGATTTTTGTCAACAATTTATTACTTAATAATTGCATAAAAAAACCGAAGGAATTACTTGTAGTTATGGTGCTGGTGGCCGCGACGGTGAATAAGAGTATTAAGAAGATTGGTAGAATTACTATGAAGAACATCAGGAGGAATTTATTAACCATTAAAACAATGCTTTTCTTGACAATGATGTTTATACATCAGGATCATACTAGTAACCTGGCACATCTAATGAAAATAGTATTGGTACTAGTAGTTCTGGCTCTTGGCACACTTATGAAAGCTCAATGTCTGTATCTGAGTTATCAGTACAGCGCATCAATTTTGATACAGATGAAGATGCAATAGATAACACTGGTTTTATTTGGAATTTAAACATAAATAGTGCTTATGTAAAAGGCGCCCCAATAGTTTAACTTTTTACTTAAGATTTTAATTATTTTAGAGAATAAATAATCAGCGATGTTTTGAGTTAGAAATATAGTATATCAGAATTAATGTTTGGTATGCTATATTATCATTCAAAAATGAAGCTAATTAATGTTGTAAATATAGACTTAAGTATGTAGTAATTTGAAAATTTTATGAACATATTAACACAAGACACTTTTGTAACAACATTCATAAGTTTTATGAGAGATTCATAAAACTTTGGTGTTTTTGAGACTATATTACAGACTTCTTTAAAAGGACTATAAGGCATTGATGGTAGTTAATAACTACCAGCTAAATTGTATTTTGAATGGCAAAACCCTAGGAATTAGTAATAATCATTCTAAATTTACTCATCAAATCAAGATGATCCAAAATAGTTGCTTTACAATATTACAGGCTGGCATTTCAAACGTATAAGGGATTATTTTACACCAGATGGCGGCCTAGGAGGCTATTAGGTTAACTATAAAGTATTGGAAGATTTAGGTTTATCATATGACTCCAAGTTAACTGGCTCTATAGATGATGTTATTTAACAATTCATTTAAATGTGTAACGAGTGTGTATCTGGTATGGATGAGAGTGATATAGGTAGCGAGTATGATGATCTCGTAGATCTATTTAACACCATAATGATGAATAGAAGATAAAATTTGGGTTAACATGCAATAAAGGCAAAATTTAATCATGCTTGGAATAGTTTCATTCATTCAAACAAACAATTTTCCATGGAAAAGTTTATGAACTCAGCTGATTCATATAAAAAAAATACTATTGAAAAGGTAAAGTTCCGCAAGACACCTCGAGTTACTTTTGCAAACAGGTGTCGCATTTGTTAAGGTGAGTTTAATGATACTCAATATGAAAAACATATAGAGATCTGCGCAGTTGAATAGAAAAATAAATCTAAACATAGTCAAGCTTTGTAATATGCTGATGAATCTGAAGAACTTATTTTACCTAGTCGAGAATTCACATGAGATTATACTTGTTAAAAGTAATAAGAAAAGCAACTAAAACTAAATAATGTTTCAAGTACCAACCTAAACGTACCAATAGAAGATGATTAGATTGATATACCCCTTGCTGAATCTAAACAAGAAGATAAGCTATCATTAGTAGATAACATGTCCACACCTTAAGTTGTTAAACCAAAGGCAAGCACTTGAATATTAAATTTACATGCAGGCTAAATACAAGTTATTAAATATGATTAAACTTTATTCAAGATTGATAAAACAGCTTAGGGATCTTTAAACCCCCACACTTCTCTATAATTAGCATCATTATTGAAGGACTATCTTAGAGACACAAACAGTGAAAGAGTATTATTCTGTAACATACCTACCAATGACTTTAGATTGTAAGGTGCTTATTATTATTATGATTAACCCTAATATGAATTATAAGCCTAATTACAATAGGACGTTAATATTTATGGTGGTGAAGAGAGAGAATTTGATTTTATTATCAGCTTTCACTAACCTATTTATTGGTTTGATAAGATAAAAGCAACTAGGTTGGTTTTATAATATGAAGGCACTAACCACTAAGACAACTAAACAGCTAAACAAGAATTAATTGATATAGATGTGAAAATTAAGTAAGTTGATACATATTTAGGCCCTATTATGGACACCTTTGATGCATGTGTATTAATATCTTTTATTTTGGTACTATTATTAAGTTTTTGGGTTTACATACCTTATAGGGCTTTATTTGAAATATTAATGTTAATAAAAATAGGTTATCATTCCTACAATCTACTTAGAAGGCACATGAACCGAAGCATCATTTATTCTGTCTAATTATGAGGCATGGTGTATTCCATCACTTGGAATTCCCCTGAGGACTTCTGCACCAGATTTGATGGAGACTATTTGAAATTGTGGAAAGTTTCAACCTCACCTAATTTTAGTTTAAATTAACTCGTAACTGCAACATAACCACATCCCCCAATTAATTTGCAATATTCAAATTATAAAACAAGTAAAATGCTTGATCGGCGGACCCATTCACCATTATTGGTGCTTTTAGCTTAATATGTTATAGGTGGATACTTCTACTGTCCAGATACTGAGATATGGTTATTACAACCATTATTTGATTACATAGCTATAAATACATCATAGATGCCTAGGAATGAAGTCCTAAAAACCTTCATAGGTGGGTTAGTTAAAGTATTCTTTAGTCACTCAAAATTACCATTAATTATGCATTAGCAAATGTTAAATGACATAAGATAAAGTATTTGAACTTACAGTGATTAATATGTTTAGGACTACATGGATGTTCACACTTACTTGGGATCAAATTACTTAGGAACTTTTTATTAAAGATTAAAACTAATGATAGCCAAACACATTATAAAAATGAAGTATTACTATAATCTCTTAACCTTATTTCTATTAAGTAACCAAATGATTGTTGATGTCATTTACAGGACTTAGATGTTGATGTTGAAATTAATCTTTATTGCTTTAAAGTACTTTATCACCTTAATCATATATGCGGTAGCACCAATTATTATATTTTATTTGTTTTCTGCCCATTATTTAGAAAGTCGTATGTATTAAGAGGAGTTGCAACTAGTCAACCCTTTCTCCTGAGTATTTAACCATTTAACAAAGAAACTTTAAAAATAATTTTAGGAATTATATAGTAAATTAATACAACATGTAGTTAATAGAAGATTATTAGAAGATTTCGTATTAAGTACCAATTGTTTCGTTACCAGTGTTTTTCCTATTGAGTTGGTTACCTAACCTAGAAATTGCTTAACTGAGATTGATTTCAGTGTTTTACAGTATCCATAAATTACAGAGGACTCATACTAATAAGCTAAAATGAAAAATGTAAAGACTAAGTACTTAAATGAAGTTTGTAATCGTTAAACGTATTTATATTCTATGGGACATCATAAATGCTTATATTAATGTGACTCAAACACCATGGAGGAAACAACTAAAGCCCTTATGAGACACTCTTGCCGTATTTAACAAAATGTGGTTAGTTTTGATGATCTTTGCATAGTGGTGGAAAGAAATTAGGAGATCTTTTAAAATTTAAAAGTAAAGAAAATAACTACCATGTAATGGAATTAGAGATGAACTATAAACAAGTAAGAATAATACAAGAAAGCTTATAGTGAAGTTTTGCAACATGGCATAAGCCCAAATAATTACTACATCAAGATGTTTAATAAAAGGGAGAAATAATGTAAAAGAGAAGATAAATTGCCTAGAGCTATATAGGCACGCTCGGATTAATATCAAGTAGTCTGGGGTCCTAGATTTTCTTCTTTTTAAACTGCCTTAAAGAAGCTATGGAAATATAATGACTTAACAAAAAGCCGTTTAACATGGACATGTGGGTTAAAACCAGATGAAATTGGTCGAAAGTTTTATAACGCCTGCTTATTGAACAAGGGCAAGTATTAATATATTATAAGTAGCGATTTTTCCTCTTTTGATGCAACCATTACCTCAGATATGTTGCGCATGGAATTCTTTATATACAGGAAATATTTTGGTTTGGTAAACGACAGATTTACAAAACAAGCTGTTAAAAGCTAAATGTCTAATATAGGATATACAGTGGATGGTGTTAAATTTAAAACTGATGGCACCCGTAGATCGGGTGACCCTAATACTTCTTTAGGTAATACAATCATAAATGCAGTGTTTACCACAGACATATTTAAATCCTTTGATTTAGATTATTATTGTTTCTTAATGGGCGATGATAATATTACAGTGGTTAGTAGCCCTACACCTATCGGTGATTTAAAATTGCTCTTGTAACAAGCCTATTTTAATTGTGGTTTAACGGCAAAAGTTTAATTTGAGTAATTGATATGGGATGGTGATTTTCCCTTAATTTAATAAGATTATTGCAGTGGCATCTTTATACCCTGCATAAATGATAGAGGACATAACTCTTTAATATTGTCTCCAAAGCCAGGAAACTTGGTACTAAAAGTTGGATGGTGTGAATAAAAACAAATTAACCCTATATATTGGCTTAAATAAGTCTATTAATGTTTGGAACCTTACTACCACATTAATAATTTAAATTGTTTACTCGATGATGTTTATTAACATATCAGTAACAATAAAGACCAATTGGTCTTGAAGCATAATAAATCCCCTATTGGGTATATGCGTTGGTAATTAGGTAGCACTATTATAAGAAATTAATCTACCGACAAATTTTTGATGAGCAGGTATGGGAAAAATTACAATAGTATTGTTAATAGATTGAAACCAAAGGTGTACCCCTGCTTAATTAATGACGATGATGTTTATAGAATATGGGAAATCGATAATTCAGTAACGCCCACCTTGGATAGAACTGAATATCAAGTGCCCATCGTTGTATGTGATGTTATATGTGATAACGGCGCTTTATTGCCATAGCTGCATCACCCACGTAAGGGATCTGATTGTACAAACACTACGGTATAGACTGTGGTGACGATTGGTGATCCATTTTATTACATTTCCCTTACATTTTCTTTTATCATGAGTTACAAACCTCGAAATAAACCTGATCGTCGTAATCGATCAAAATCCAAAGGACGTAGTGCCTCAAACAAAGGACGTAGTGCCTCAAAGAAGAATAGGAATAGGTAAAGACCTAATCCTAAAAACTAGAACAAATCAAATTCCAACATTATACAAAGATCTGGTTCTAGTGTAACTGTATCCCATTCTATACCAATAACTACCATATATTCACGCTATGATGAAATTGGGATATATAAAACTTACTCAGATTGAACTTAAAGTTGCAATCCTGGTATATTATCATCACCCAGTTGGATATCAGGCCTAGCTAGACTATATTAACGGTATAGAGTATTGAAGTTCAGTCTAAGATACGTTAGATCAACATCCTTATTTTCAGCTGGCACTATTATCATTACATGAGACCCTAACTATACAGACCCTATCCCAGACAGCTGGGAAGGAGGTATCTCATCCTTTGCCTAATAATTTAATGTTGCGAAAAATTTCACTTTTGCTGCACCTAAGGTGTTCTTAGGCGGGCAATTATCATCAGTGGACAGTGGTACAGGTTGCTTTGGCTAATACAAGCAATATTATCCTTTCCGCTTTACCATAGCTGTCATATCAGCAGACCTTGCAGCAGTAAACTATGGTAACATGTTTGCAGATGTCACATATCAACTTATAGAACCTGATTAAATACCCAAATAAATCAGAGGTGTTGGTTTCTGTTCTGGTCTAAATGACTCAATTGTCACTGAATCAACAGGAACTACTGCATATTACTAACTGACTTCCGGCTACACTGTTCCATTATATATGGAATCCAACTAAGTGGGAATTACCCCTTTTCCCTGGCAATTTCCTGGGGGACTTTAATCCAATATGGGTTTCTCCAATTAGACTACCAGTTGGAAATACCTCTCAGTAGTATTTACTATATTATGCCAATCTAGT